CACGGGCCTGAGCCTGTTATGAATTTACAATATGCCAGCCAGCGCATGATCCAGGCATACCTGGAAGGTCAACAGGATGGAATGGAACTGGATAAATTAAATTTGATGCTGCTTTTTATCGATGAATGTCAGCAGCTGATGCAGCAGCAACCGAATGTTGCCCAGGCTTCGGCGGTTCCAGGCGAGCAGCCCGCCCAGCTGCCGGAGTCACCCCAGGCTGAAGGGGGCCAAACCCCGCCGAGTATGGCGGACATAATGGGCGGCGCACCAGCCACGCCACCCGCTGAATCCTTACCCGCATAATTATGGAAGATTTACAAGGACAGGAAAACGTAGAGGCGCCGATCCAGGAAGATATAGACGCGGCGCAGATTAATGAATGGATTGAGGACAACGTGCCTCAAGATGAGGCCGAGGTCGAAGTAGATCAGCAGGAATTTGATGCAGATCCAGAAGTGCCTCTGGATGTAGTGCCGCCGCCGGAAGATGAGCCGGAATTGGAAGCAGCAGCACCAGAAAAAGAAACATCGACTAGCAAAGCATTTTTAAAACAAGCAAAAAAAGAGCGCGAGCTGCAAGCCCAACGTGAAGAGTTGAAAAAAATGCAGGATGAGCTGAAGCCATTCATGGATGCAAAAAAAGCCGCGGAATCCGGCGATATGCTTGGCGCCATGAATCAAGTCGGCTGGAATTATGAACAGGCTACAAACCAGGTGCTGAATGATGGTAAGCCTCAGCAGCAAAACCAGGCATTAAATCCTGAACTGGAAAAGCGCCTATCAGCATTTGAGGAAAGCCAGAAAAAACAGCAAATTGATAACTATCTGGCAAACTTAAAAAACATTGTAGATTCCGATGATAATTATCAGCTGATACGATCAAAATGGGATGATACCGTGCCGATGATTCTTCAGCTGCAAGAAATTGAGGCAAAAGAAAGCGGAAAATTGCGCGATCATAATAATTTGCTTGACGATATTGAGATTGTCATAAGTCTTGCTGGATCAGCAAAACTTTCAGACAAAATCGGGCTGAAGGATGCAGCCCAGAGTACCCCCCAGGAAACGCCATCCGATAATTCTCCAAGGAAAAGACCGAGAACGCTCAGAAACAGTGTTTCGCGGCCCTCTCCGCCAGCTACGCGGGAGCCGAAAACACGCCGAGAGCGTATCGAAGCAGCTCTTGCCGTGTTCGACAGCTCACAAGGGAGGTCCGCATGATGTCTAAACAACGGAGATTTATATGGCATCTGCAACCACGCTTTCCAATTGGGATGCGGCATTAAAACAATATTATAGAAATAAGGCGGTTGATGATCTTGTTTACAAGAGTCATCCGCTGATGGAATTACTTCCAAAAGACACAAAATTCAGAGGCCGCAACATGCCTATTCCAATTATTTATGGAAGAGGGCAGGGGGTTTCTAGCACGTTTTCAACCGCCCAAACTAACGCCTCGGCGTCAAAAATTGATGATTTCCTGCTTACCCGTGTTTCAAAATACGGTGTAGCAACAATTTCGGGTGAAGCTGTTGCTGCTTCAGAGGGTGATCGCTACGCATTTTTATCCGCGAGTACCACGGAAATTGACAACATCATCAAGTCTGTTGGCGATTCAATTGCTAAAGGATTGTATGGCGATGGATCCGGCGCAATCGGTCAGATTGCCTCGACCACAACCATAGGATCAACCTCATGCGATTTAGAAGATCCAAGTACGGTTTTCAATTTTGAGGTTGGAATGAAGCTCGATCTTTCTGGAACCAAAAGTGGCGGATCAGTAAGATCAAACCAAACAACCATCACCGCGGTTGACCGTTCCAAATTTAAGCCTGGCGATACTGACCAGCTTACGGCCTCGGCCAATTGGAATGCTAACTCAGGAGCAACAGGGGATTACCTTTATCAAGAAGGTGATTATGATGCAGTCATCACGGGTCTTGATGCCTGGATCCCTTCCAGCTCGCCATCCAGCGCGTCCTTTTTCGGAGTTGATCGTTCAGTCGATCCAACCCGTTTAGGCGGACAGCGTTATGATGGATCCTCGGATACCATCATCGAGGCGTTAATCGAAGGAATGGCAATCACCGCCAGGGAAGGCGGACACCCAGATCACATTTTCCTTTCATTTGCAGAATTTGTGAAACTGGAAAAAGCACTTGGCGCACAAGTCAAGCGTGAGGTGAAACGTAGTGATTCACTTTCCGGCTATGACAGCCTTGACTTAATCGGCCCATCTGGAACGGCAAAAGTTATTCCAGATAAAGATTGTGCTGATGGAGTTGCTTACATTCTGGAAATTGGAACCTGGACATTAGCCTCAATCGGTGAAGTCGTTCAGCTTACGCAACTCGATGGAAATCGTGTATTGCGCCAGGCTTCAGACGATGGCATAGAGGTGCGTGTTCATAGCTATGCACAGCTAGGCTGCTCCGCACCAGGTTGGAATTGCCGCGTTACACTCCCATCTTAATAGGAGAAACTGATGGCATCTAAAACCTTTTATGATGTTCAGGCGGTTAATCCTCACGTTAAGATTTTAGCCGGATCCTTTACCACGAATAACACTTCTAATCCTGTTGCCACGAATAACACGGGAGCAGGATGGTCGGTTGCTCGAAGCGGTACGGGTGAGCTAACGGTAACGCTTGAGGATTCTTACCCTGGATTGATTTCGGCACAAGTATCACTGGCTTTAAATGCAGCTGCTGATTCGAAATGTCAATTTGGCGCAATCGATGTCACAACAGCAAAAACCGTGGTGATTCGAACCATCACGGGAGCAGCTGCCGCGGACATTGCAGCCAATGCAAACAATCGAGTCCATTTCTGTTTGATTCTTAGAAATACCTCTTTAACTCAATAGGGGGGATTTCATGAAACGCGGAATGGACACAGGAACCGCGATCATGATTGGCATGTCACCGAAACGGGGCGGCGAAGATGAAGCCGCCTCGGTAGGTTACGATGGCGAAATGATCGAGGAAGAGGAAATGGAATATGAATATTCCGATGACCAGCTGGCAATGGCTGACGAATTGATGAGCGCGATGAAAGCGGGAGATTCTGAGGCGGTGCTGGATGCGATTCATGGGATATACATGTCTTATTCCTAAAACCTAGCCATGACTGATTTTGTCAGTTTAACGGTCCTCAGACAGCTAGTGCGTCAGAGGGCCGACATGGAGAATTCCCAATTTGTAACGGATACCGAGTTACGCCGTTATATCAACCGCGGATATGCGGAGCTTTACGATTTAATTATTACGGAAGCAAATTCCGATGATTATTTTCTAAATTCTTACAGCTTCAATCTGACTTCCGGCACTAGGGCATACGACCTTCCATCTGATTTTTACAAGATGAGGGGCCTTGACTTGACCGTAGGCTCAGATGTCATGCCGATTAGACGGTATAATTTCAGCCAGCGGAATGTCGGCAGCCGCTACCAAGTCGCAAGAAATCTCAGGTATCACCTTCAGGGAAATCAGATATATTTAAATCCGAAGCCTAGCACCTCGGACTCGATGACCCTCTGGTATATTCCAACGCCTAAAAAATTCCTGGAAAAAACCGTTACAGCAATCACTCGCGGCAGCTCTACCATGTGGACCGTAGGTGCTAATCATGGTTTTGTAGTCGGTGATTTAATTACGGGGGTGAATTTTATAAATGCTGCAAATTATAACGTGGATCAAACCATCAGCGCCGTAGGTGCGGCCACCGTCACAACGGATCTGGATAGCAGCGGCCTCGCGGATCCGACCAGTTACGGAAACATTGAAACCCGTTTAGATTTTTTTTCAGGCTGGGATGAATTTGTCATTTGTGCTGCTGCCATCGATGCGCTGGTAAAAGAAGAGGCGGATGTTCAGCCGATGATGATGATGAAGGAAGAAACCAAAAATCGCATCATTGCCGTGTCAAATATGCGCGACCTGGGCGAGCCTGTTTCAGTAACGGATATATCTGGTTATTACACTGATTTCGCAAACATGAACTGGTATTAACATGAACGAATACATAAACAATCAAACTTATATTTCAAGCGGCGATATGTCCGGCGATGTTACTGGCGGATCCATAGATGCAGCCCGAATGTCAAAAGTTTCAGCAACGTGCGTTAATACATCTGGATCCTCGCCCGATGGTACGATTTACATCCAAACATCAAATGATGGCAGTACATGGGTGAATAGTGGAATTGGCTCAGGATCTGCTGCAATTAACGCCGCGGAAACTAATGTCCTTTATCAAGATTTATATGAAAGATATGTTCGTATTTTTTACGACCGCACCAGCGGATCCGCATCATTAAATGTAGCCATAACTTTAAAATCGGTATGAGCCGCGGCAACTTTACACAACTTTACACGGGCGATGCAGCTGCTGACCAGGTGCAGGGATATATAGCAACCGCATTGCAGCCGCTGCTGGATCTACCTTTCGCAGCTGGCAATCGAGTGCAGGATGTTGAGCTGTCTACTTCTGACACGTTTGTAAATCACGGATTAAATCAAAAGCCAGAGGGGTTTATTATTACCAAATCAAATGCCGCGCAATCAGTTTATGAATCAGCGACAGAAAACGATTTTCCTGACCGCATCATGATTCTAAAAGCTGGCGGATCTGTAACTGTTGATATTTTCTTTTTTTGAGGTCACATGGCAATAACAAACGGAACCAATATCACAGCATTAGAAAAGCCCGCGGTTGGCGTTGACACGGGGCCAGGATGGGCAACGGCGTTAAACAATAGCATCGATGCGGTGGATGGCCATGACCATACTACAAACAAAGGAAGCAGAATCACCACGGCAGCAATTAATATAAATGCCGACCTGGAATTTAATGAGTATCAAGCAAAGGAACTGAAGGGGTTAATTTTATCTCAATCAAATGCTTCCTCAGATAATTCTGCCATTTATTCAACGTCAGGAAATTTATATTGGAGAAATAGCAGCGGCTCGGCGGTTCAAATAACAGATGGCTCATCCGTAAAAGGTGCAGCTGGAACCATAACAGGAATGGGATCTGATGCAGGAAACCAGGCTGGTGCTTCTTACACTCACGGATCCCGCGCATTTAATTTTTTTACAGATGCAGGAAATTCTGATTTTGCAAAAATAAATTTTGCTGATGTCAATTTATATAAGTTTTCAGATGATGATTCAGCAGATTCTGCATATATAACAATTCTCGCAGATTCAGGCATTTCAGGCGCAGCGGGGACAATAACAGTACCAGGTGAAACAGGAACCATGTTGACTTCAAACTCAACGGTGACTGACATCTCTGTTACATCCACCACTGCATTAAAACCGATTTTAACCCTGGCAAACAATGCCAACGATGCAACCTCGGCAACCATTAATCTTAAAAATTTACGAGGCGGATCGAATGCGGGTGTAGCTGGTGATGATGCCGGAACCATAAATTTCTATGCAAATGATGCTGCAAACAATAACCAGATTTATTCAACAATCCTAGCCGAGATTAGTGATCCCACAAGCGGCGGAGAAGAAGGAAAAATCAGCATATCGGTAGCCGAGTATGATGGAACCGTAACGCCAGGTTTTATCTTAACCGGAACAGCTGCTGATGGAATTATTGATGCTACCATTGGAGCAGGTGCAACATCCACCACAACGATTGCCGGAAATCTTGATGTCACAGACGGCACAATTGTCAACGTGGGTGACATCGATTGCGATTCAATCAGCTGCGCCGATGCAGCCAATGGTTTAGACATTAATTTTAATGCAAACACTGGAACCAATAAGATTTCTCTTACAGACAATCTTGCCAGTGCCTTAGACATTACTGAGGCCGGGAACTCTTACATAAAATTTGTTACTACAAATTCCAGTGAACAGATTGTTATTGGTAAAAATTCCACATTCAGCGGGACCACTATTGCGGACCTTGGAACTGTCACAACGGCAGACATTAATGGGGGAACGATTGATGGAACCGCAATTGCCACTTCAACAATTGCCACTTCAACGATTTCCACTTCAGATGTTGATATAGGTTCAGGAAAGACTCTGGATGGTGCTGGGACTTTTGATGTTTCCGGGGGGACTTTAACCACAAGCTTGGCGCAAAAGCAGACTATATCAGCAACGGCATTCGCAAGCGGCACAAAAATGCTTTTTCATCAAACCGCTGCACCTACGGGATGGACAAAAGAAACAAGCTACAACGACTTTGCGTTAAGATTAGTTTCGGGAGCAGTTGGTTCACATGCGAACGTCGCATTTGAAACCGCTTTTACTGATCACACTATTTCAGTTCATACTCTGACCACAAGCGAAATCCCGTCTCATTCTCATGAGATAAGATACCATAATTTCAGGGAGGCATCTTCCGGCAATACTTACCCGATGGCAACTTCTCAATCAGGTGCTGGGGGTTTTGATTCTGGCAGTACTGGTGGAGGTGGAT